CTTTGCCTTATACTTTCAGTTTCTTCTTCATCTTCACCAGGAATAAGCATTTCTGTTATTTTTGCTGATGTTAATCCAGGAACATAGTCTATTGGGACTAAATCTCCTACTGAACCATTAGGTTCTTCTCCATAAGTTTCACACTCCAACATATATTCAAATGCTCCAGTAGGTAATTTTTTTATAACGATATAATTGTAGATATCTAAAGAAAATCTACTTCCAATAGGAATATCCATATTAAAGATACCTTTATATACTCCAACACTTGCAGATTTTGGTTTTATTCCTCTTTCTGCTGCTCTCCTTATTAAAAACTCTCTACTTGCTGTATCTCCAAATGTTTCTTGATAATATTCAGCTATTGTTAAATACATTTGAGCTTCTTCTAAAGAGTTTCCTGCTGTAGCATCAAATACTACTGACCCTTCACGAGTATCAATATCTTTATGAACTCTACTTAATTTATCATTCAATAAATTTTCATAAGTCTTGTCCTCAAACATTATGCTACTTTCACCTCCTTAGCTATTTCAACATCGCCATAAATTGTTTTTGCTGTAAAAGTCATTGCTAAACTTTCTCTTTTTTTTGTATCATCAAATAAAAAAGACTCTACTGCAATAATTCTTTCATCTTGCAATAAAGCCTCTGATACTCTTGATACTAATTCGACTTTACAATAACTTTTAGATTTTCCAAACAAATCCTTTAATTCAATCCCATAGTTCCAACTATAAATTGGATATTGATATCTCTCAGTATTTAAGATTTTATAAATAGCTTGTTTCATAGCTTCTTGTCCATCTGTTTTACCTGTAATTTTGTTTCCAAAGATAGCCATTTTATATGTCTTAGTTGGAATAGCTTCCACTTCTGATTTTATTTCAACTCTATCATTTCTAACTGGCAGCATTATATCCACTCTCCTTCAACAATAGGATCATCTATTCTGTCTAAAATATAATAGAGTTGTCCTCCATCTTGTCTTATTAATACAACTTTTTCTCCTTTTCTTAAAGAATAGTGCATCATAATTTTTTTACGTCCTTTATACTCATGTTCATGGTCTATTGGAATAACATTTTTTCCTGCTCCAGGATGATTATGTGATGTATCCCAAGATCCATAAATACTATCAGTACTATGTTGAACTGTAATATCCACATAATAATCTCTTACCAAATGAGATAACATTAATTGGCTATCATTTATAACTTTTTTCTGGTCTATTCTTATCTTAAGAGGGTCAACACTTTCAACTGTCCCAAATTCTAGTTTAGATAGTTTTGAATTTTCTAACATATTAGAAACTATTTTTTTAATTGCTTCTATCATTCAATATCAGCTCCTCTCAATTTTAAATCCATAAAATGTTCATCCTTATTAAAAGTATGCTTTACACTTTCAACAAGCATATAATTACTAACCTTAATGTCTCCTAAGTCTAATTTTACAACTATACTTACTCCAGCTCTAACTTTTACATTACCAAAGACATTTTTAATAGATAAACTTTTAAATTTTCTATTATAAAGTTTTAAGAGTGAATCAGCTTTTACTTGTGGATTTTCCTTTTCATCTACTCTATCATAGTATTGTAAAATTCCCCATTTTTCATAAGTATGATTTTTTATTTCTGCTTCTGTGTTAGGAGATAAAAATATTTCTCTTACTCCCTTTTCTTTATTTTCTCTAGTTAATTTTATCTTATTATATGTTTTATCTATAGATGAACTATATGAAAAATTTTCTGATATAGTTTCATCTATAAATATACCTTCATTCAATTTTA